TACTCAGTCTTCAAATGTTCAATAATCTCTTTATCAGTCATGACTTTGTTTTTAATAGTTTTTTAATTTCTTTTTCTTCAATTCCCATCTTTCTAAAGATAACATCAATTTCCTGAGGTTCCAAAATTTCAGCATACTCTTTAGCCTCTTTAAGAGAGCATTGATAGTATTTCTGTAAATACTCTGCTATGTCTGATTTGGGTTGTTTTGCTCCTTTAATATACTTGGCCCATATATCTTTCTTAGGCAGAAATTCAGAGTAAATTACATAAATTTTTTCCTTTTCAGTGTATGGTATTTTTTGAACCATATTAACTAAATCAACATATGGTTCATGCATACTTAATACACGATGAACCATATATGGATTGAACAATTCTTTTTCTTCATCACTAAACGAGATCCATGAAGCTTTAGTTTTGGTGATTTGTTTTACCCAATCAAAAACAGTTTTGATCATTATTTACTAGTTTCGTTATATTCAGCGTATTCGTCACGAAGTTCTTTAGGTAACATCTCTACCAATACTTTACCTGTTTTTACATCATAGAAACAAGGTACTGGAATTAGACCATCTTGTTCTGTACCTGATACGAATTTTGATACTGTACGTAAAATAACACCTTCTTGGAATACATGATTACCTTCTGGTGATGTTAGTGCTTTTGTTGCCTTGATGTCTACGTTCATGTTAGGCATTTGTCCTGTTTTACTCATTTTATTGTTTTTAATATTTGTGATATAGTTGACATTAAATTAATTTCTTTATCAATTCTAAAATTAGATTGATATTGCATTTCAGATAAGATTATTGATACTTGTCCTTCATTACCTGGAGCATATTTACTTGCTTCATCATATAAGAAGCGATACATTTCATCATAATCATTAACACCTGAATCAGCTATTATCTGTCTAATGTTATTGAATGATTTACTTGTTGGTTTGGTTAATTCTTCGATTACTTTGATTTGATAAACATTAGATGTTAATACTTCTTCATTTAAAACTAATGTACCTTTCTTACTAAAGATCTGGCATGTATTTAAAATATTTCTTAAATCAGGATAGAATCTATTAACAGTAGTTTTTAAATCAGATAATTCAAAAGTAACATTTTCTTGAGTTAAGATATTAGCTACATGTTTAGCTACATCTGTTTTACTTGGTGGAACTAATTTTAATACTTTACATCTAGATTGTAGTGGTAAAATAATACGTTCCACATAGTTACAAGTCAATATAAACCTAGTTGATCTAGAAAACGTCTCAATAATATTTCGAAGACTAGCTTGAGCGTTAATTGTTAAAAAATCAGCTTCATCTAAAATAACTACTTTAAGTGGTCTAAATGAAGCAGCAGATGCAAAACCTTGAACTTTATCCCTAATTGTATCAACACCACGTTCATCAGAAGCATTAATGTATATATGATCACAATCTAAGTTGTTAACAATAATTTTTGCTAATGTGGTTTTACCAGTACCTGCAGGTCCATAAAACAAAAAGTGGTTAATATCATTTTGTGCTAAATAACTGTCAATAATAGATTTAACATCTTCATTACCAACATAATTTTCTAATGTATCAGGGCGATATTTTTCAACCCATAGGGTATGTTCTTTTTTAAAACTCATAATCTCCGTAAATTGAATATTTTTTAGGTTGTGGTGGTTCTACATTTTCAGTAGTAATAGCAAATAATTTACCCTTCATTGGTTCTAATCTATATGCTATAGGTTTAACTGTACTTTTAATATAGTAATCATTTAATGTATCAGTTAATGAGGGGTGAATTTCTTCACCCCCAATTAACTTCCATTGATCGCCTGGTGGAACTCTTTCAGCAATCAGAATGTTTTTTTCAGCTTCCATTACGGTCTAAAATTAAAACATTCCTCCCATATTGCCAAACCCTGGGTCAGCAGATTTTGTTTCTTCTGGTTTGTCTACAACTACTGCTTCTGTTAATAGAATAGTACCTGCTACTGAAGCTGCGTTTTCTAAAGCTGCGCGTGTAACTTTAAGTGGATCAATAATACCTGCTTCTTTCATGTTAACAACTTCATCAGTTTTTAGATTATAACCATCCCAATATTCTCCATCAAGTATTTCATTGATGATGCTATACATTTTTTCAGGTTCATAACCGGCATTAGATAAAATTTTCTTAAATGGAGAAGCACAAACATCATAAACAATTTGAGCTCCAATACTACCATCATGTTCAAAACAATCACGAGCTTGTAATAAAGCTGTACCACCACCAGGAACAATACCTTCTTCAATAGCAGCTTTAGTTGCATGGAGTGCATCATCTACTCGATCTTTTTTCTCACGCATTTCTGATTCTGTATTACCACCCACATGGATAATAGCTACACCACCAATAAATTTAGCTAAACGTTCTTGAAGTTTTTCTTGTTCAAATGATGAATTTGCTTTCTCAATTTGAGCTTGCAACTCATTAATACGAGACTCAATTTTTTCTGTATCGCCTTTACCATCAACAATTGTTGTTTGATCTTTAGTGATAGTAACTAAACGAGCTTCACCAAACCATTCCCACTGAAACTTATCAAGCTTCATTCCTTTTTCAGAACTAAATACTTGACCACCAGTCAATACAGCCATGTCATCCAAAACCAATTTACGACGATCACCAAACTCAGGAGCTTTAACAGCTGCTACTTTGATTGTACCTCGCATTTTGTTCACAATAAGTGTAGCTAAAGCTTCACTATCAATATCTTCAGCAACAATAAGCAATGAACGATTTTGATTTGAAACTCCTTCTAAAATAGGCAACAATTCTTTTACTGTGGTGAAACGACTATCAGCCATAAGAATCATTGGATTGTCCAAAGTACAAGTCATTGTATTGTTGTCAGTAACAAAATAGTGTGACTTATAACCTCGGTCAAATTGCATACCTTCTACTGTTTCAAGATATGTTTCGCCTGACTTTGATTCCTCAATATGAACTACACCCTCACGGCCTACTTTCTCCATTGCAGTAGCAATCAATTTTCCTACTTCTGGATCATTATTAGCTGAAATAGTAGCGATTTGCTCAAGTTGAGCTTCAGATGAGATATCTTCAGCAATATCTTCTCGTAAAATATTTACAAGACTTTTTACTGCTGTATCAATACCACGCTTAATTTCAACTGCATTTGCTCCATTGTTAAGATGAGTCAAACCAGCTTTAACCATTTCAGCAGCCAACAAAGTAGAAGTTGTTGTACCATCACCAGCTACATCAGCTGTTTTAATAGCTGCTTGTTTAACTAATTGAACACCTAATTCTTCAATAGGATCTTCTAAAGTAATTGCTTGAGCAACACTCACACCGTCCTTAGTTGATTGTGGATACTCACCTGGTTTAGAAATAACCACATTACGTCCATTAGGACCTAAAGTTGCTGTTACTGCATTAGACAATTTATCAATACCTGTAACTAATTTACCACGAGCGTCTGCTCCAAATTCGATAATTTTACTCATAATCTAATTTAATCTTTAATAACTGCTAAAACCATGTTTTCTTGACAAATCCAATATTCTGCACCATCATATTCTACTTTAGTAGGTCCCATAGGTGGAATAATTACTTTTTGTCCTACTTCTAATTTAGATGGAACAAATTCACCTGTGGCTGAATAATAACCTGGGCCAACAGATACAATAGTACCACTTAAACTTTTTTCTTTGCCTAGATCAGGCACTACAATTGAACCATAACGAGTCTCTTCTTGCTCGGTTGGTTTGATGATAACTGAGTTAAATACAGCTTCTAATTTCATAATCCGGTATTTGTTAATGTTTTAATTTCTTCTGATACTCGATTCCATTCTTTAATATAATCTCTAATCGAGCTATAATCTTTAGTACTATCAACTTTTAATCGAGCAATTTTTTCTAAACTAGCTCCTAATGTTGAAAAGTGACCAATTGATTGAGTGTAAACTTTACTCTTTTCTGTGGCAAATTTAGGATCGGGAGTTCGTTCCTCATACACTGTGTAGCAATAATTATCTCTACCTATATAATATGGAGTAATTTTTTCATCCCTAATAATGGTAAGTGAACTAAATTCTTTGTCTTGACTCATAATCTATTTATTTAATATAATATACGTAACTTTTTTTAAATAACCAAACTTTATTCATAATCTCTAATAGCAACTACTTTAGGAAATCTTGGAATACTAGTGCCTGGAGTTAAATTAAAATATTTATTTGTGGCTTCTTTTCCAATTAATTCATCTTTTTGTTTCAATAGAGTTTCAAGATATTCTTGATCACCATTTACTGTTGAGGTAAACTCCCGACCTTCATTTGTTTTGAAAACCATGTAACCTACTTTTCCACTTAATTTACCTTTACCTTCATGTACCTCTAGAATAGTAAATTCAGCATCCTCAAATGATTTGTTTTTCAATAAACTATTTGATCTTTTATTTTCATACAAACCATCTGTTCTCAACATTTGACCTTCATATCCCCAGACAATATAATCTTCATACCAACTGTTTATAATGTTTTCATCTGAACATACATGACACATCACTAACTTACAACAGTATGGAAATAAAGGTGATTTTGATAATTCTACTAAATCAACATAACGATCGCTAAATCCTTTATCACTACTAGGTAAGTCATAAATGTGATATTCAATTTTCTCAGCTGACTCTTGTAAATCTGATTCTGTTGGTTTGGTTTTCTTTACCAATGAACAAATAGCATTAAAGTCATGAGCAAATTTATCAGCATATAACTCACCATCAAAAACTAAATCTGGGTTAATTTCTAGTAATGGTTTTAATGATTCATAGATATGAGGAGCTGAAATGATTTTCTTACCATTTCTGCTCCACATACCATCTGATTTCACAATACAACGAATACCATCTAGCTTAGGTTGAGAATAAATAGGAAATGTAATTTTATCTTTTCTATCTTCCCACTTATTAGCTAACATTGGTTTGAAGAAAACAGGTGTATCAATTTTATTGATATCCTCAAAAAACCCTAATTCAATTTTCTTTCTGTGAAGCGCTTCAGCTTCAAACATTGCTTGTTGTTCTGGTGTTGTGCCATTTTTCTTACCAATATTTTTAGAAAAACATTCAGTCCATTCAGATGTAATTTTCTTACCATCTTCAAAACCAGATACAGTTCTAAATTTATTGTCTTCTACTTCAACAAACCATGTTGAAACTTTACCGCTCACTGAGCGTTTAAATAATGTTGATAGTTTCGTGTAACTTTTCATATTCTAAAGATAACATCAATTTTTGGAAAAACCAAGCAAGAGGTGACAGGTGGTTTTCTTTAATTTGGCTCCAGGGCTGCCTTTTTATTTGATTTTCAAAGCACGAGGTTTTGAAACTTCAGAAAACGGAACGTGGATATGTAACAATCCATTTGTTAATTCTGCTTCTGATTGGGTGATGTTAAATTTAGATGAAATTTTATAACCTAAACTGAATGATCGTCTAGATATTGTCTTAGCAATATAGTCACGATCTTCTGAATCTGGTTCTTCACCTTTTAGTCTAGCGTAATTGATTTTTAAAATATCTCCTTCGATATCTAACTTTACGTCTTCCTTAGATAGACCAGTACATGCGATTTCGAAATGAAGTCCTTGTGGATCTTCATAAATATCTACCGGGTGGGTATGTTTAACGTCAAACAATGTATTGAAATTTGCGTTTGAGTTAAAAAAGTCTTTGAACAAAATGTCAAAGCGATCAAGTTGTAATTCTTTAAAATAAGTCATAATTTAATCTCCTTAGATGATTTTTTAGTTTTTTGTAAATTGAATTTGCCCTGGAGTCAAATTTTTATTACAATGATAAATATAATGAAAAAAACTTAAGT